GTTCTCGACCCGTGGGAGATGTCATGCCTGTTACCGATACATTTGGGCAATATGAAGATAGGCGAGGTACTGTCGAATCTCGACACACCATCACCTCTAATGTTGCCCCAAAGCAGGAGACCATTGCCAAACAGTCTTACGTTCGGCTTGGTCGCTGGGGTACCCGAAACCCACGCAGGTTTCAGCAGTTCAAAGCCAATACAGAGGCTACGACTGCTTACCAAGTGCGGGGTATCAAATTCGAGGACTTCCAGGAAGCCCGTGCTTTCGTTGGTTACGAAAACTGGGCTATCCCTACTCATGACTGGACGTGGTATGATACGGTGTGTAATTACCATATCAACTCGCTGGTCATTCCCGGTACAGACTATGACGCTACCTCTGATGCAGTTGCAAATAACGGAGCCCTAATGAGTTTCGTTGGAAAGATCCGTGGCCGCATCACCTCTTTTCAGGGTGGTGTAGTTATCGGAGAACTCCGTGAAACTTTAGGGATGTTCAAGCGCCCCTTGCAGGGTATTCAAAGCCGACTCGGTCAGTACGTTAACCAGCTCCGCAAGATCAAGCACAAACATCGTGGCCGCAAACGCGGCACGAAGAACATGCTTGAAGAAGCGGCTGAGGCGTATCTCGAGTGTGTCTTTGGCTGGAGGCCGTTCTTTTCAGACGTTAACGACGCAATAAATACGCTCGCTCGTCTGCAGGAGCAGCCCCCGGACAGAGAGGGTGTGCGTGGTTCCGCCAGCAGTGAGAGAAATCTTGCTGCTGTTTCGACTATCGCACACGGCTTTGCCCAGGGAGGCAACATTATCGCAGAGCGCCATAGACGTATAGGTTGTAAGTATACGTACTACGGTTCCGTCGATTGTCGCCCGGAGGGTGGTTTTTCAGGCCGACCCGAGACTATGTCTGGGATCGGCGCAGAGAACTTCGTTCCGACTGTATGGGAGGTTATACCCTACAGCTTCCTGGTTGACTATTTCACCAATGTTGGTAAGATAGTCGACGCTTGGAGCCTATGTAAGAATCGGGTTAAGCGTGTTGCTTATGCCCGTCGTGCGTGGAATATCGATGAGCTCAAAGGCTGGCGGTGTGTACCACCAACGGCGGATGCGTTCCATCGGAATCTCACGTATTCGTACTCTCCTGGGGCCGGGTGCGTCAGAATGGATACGTATCAACGAGCTATTTATGTGGGATCGTTAGTGCCTGACTTCCAATGGAAGATTCCGACACACGCAAGCCAATACATAAATCTCGCTGCGTTAGCCATTCTGCGAAAAAAGGTCCTTCCCTTCAAATCATTGGGCTAAATGCCCAAACAGGAGTTACTGTGAGCTTTGCTCCAGCGTCACCGGTCACTGGCGGTCCGCAGACAGGACTTACGTCCCCTACGTACACGCTGACGGCCGATACTGCACCGGATTCCAACGGGAAGCAGTATGCAATCACCGCTCTTGGTGGCACCCAGACGGGTGTCACTACTCATGCGGTCTCCGACCCCTTCACCATCACTTTCGTGAGGCCGAAGGTTCTGAAGGCTCTGCCTCTTGCCGATACCAATGGTATCGTGAGAAGCATCCCGCGGAATACGTACTTCTTCTTGACGCGGAAAGGCGTGCTTCCCCTTACGGGGCAGGCGCGCGCTGTCATGACGATCAAGACGGAGATGGCGATTCCGGCGGGTGCGGACACTGCCGACTCGGCAAATGTTCGCGCCGCTCTGTCCTGCCATTTTGGGACTGTCTGGGCAGCTTCCTCGGGGATCGGCGATACGTCGATCAACGCGGTGCTGTGATTTACTAGGCGACATCCGTCGCCTAGAACTCTCCAATTGGAGGTTATATGATCAGTCTCGATGAAGGCGTGGACATGTACACCGAGAACTTCGAGAAATCGTCGGACATGGTGATTTTTGATCACCCGAAAGAGGGCCTCGCGGTCCTCGTACGTCGTCCGGGGCATCTCGACAACCGCCACAGGAAGTTTGCGCAAATCCGATTTCCTATCGGACTTGCGGTCCTGGGCGACTTGTTGGTTCGCGGTGTGCTTTCCCCTCTCGCAGAGAGTGCCACTCGTGTCGAGTTCAACAAAATGGGGATACTTGTGAAAGTACCTCAGGATGTTGACCCGGTCGATCTGGCTGATCTCTCTCGCGCATTTGAGTTCCTCAAATCACTTGGGGAACGATGATGACCAGGGGAAAACAGCGGAAGAGCGATTGTGTTTTGATGTCGCAAATCCGTCGTTGCCTCGAGCTCGACCTCCAGAGCTATTGCACCCAAGACGATCGGCTTTGTGCCGATCGTTCTGGGACGCAGTCGTTCTGGCCTGATATTTCCGTTAGTCAGGCTGCTAGCCTGGCGCTACTCCGCAGCATCGACAAGAAATTTGTCGGTGAGACGGAGGAGCTTGCGGACTTCAGGGCTCTCAGCAAGTTTACCGCGTGTAATGCGGCCTGCGAGGGCTGGCAGTTGCCTCAGCTGTCGGAAAAGGACTCATGGCTGATCGATCTCTTCGGAGACGAGATGCGTGGCTTTTTCTACCAGCACCGTGACGGTACTTGGCTCCTAGACGACTATTATGCTATTGCGCATCATGGTCGTACAGGACCCGGTGTGAGTCACGGAGTGCCCGGCACTAGCTTTATCGAAAAGCTTATGCTTGGTCCACTAACAGCAACGTCGAACTCTCTGTACTTAATGTACAGACGGTATCTGAAACTAGACCCAAGGTGGCGCTGTGCGGAAGAAAACCGCCGGTGGCAGTTCGGGCAGGTGCAGATACTGGACGGTAGCAAGCTTAGCTTCGTCCCGAAAAGCAGGCAGATCAGTCGAACGATCTGCTCCGAACCCTCGCTGAATATGTTCTTTCAGCTAGGGATAGGGGCACTAATCGAGAAGCGCCTTAAAGAGCGATACTCGATAGATCTTTCATGTCAACCCGACATGAATAGACTGCTAGCCATGAACGGATCGGTCACAGGGTCGTTTGTTACAATTGACCTTGAGTCAGCGTCGGACAGTATTTCTATGTCCATGCTGCGCCGCTTCTTGCCTCGCCAGGTTTATGCCTGGCTTGACTTGGTGCGGTCACCTGCCGTTTTGATCGACGGCGCCGTTCATCAGCTCCATATGGTATCTACGATGGGAAATGGTTTTACGTTCCCGTTGCAGACTGCCATATTCAGCTGTATTGTCGCTGCGGTCCATAAATTCCATGGACTGGCCCTTCGCAGGAACCGTACTATCTGGAAGGATAGTACAGTACTGCAACTCCCAGGGAACTTCGGGGTGTTCGGAGACGATATCATCTGCTCCCCACAGGCAGCAGGTGATGTTCTTCGACTACTGAAGCTACTGGGATTTAGGGTTAATAGCGACAAGACCTTTTTAGAAGGTCCTTTTCGCGAATCGTGCGGTACTGACTTTTTCAAAGGAGTCAATATCCGGGGAGTGTACATCAAGTCACTCGCCGAAAAGCACGATCGATATGTTGCTTTCAATCGTCTTGTACAGTGGTCTGCGTTTCACCGCATTCCGCTGTGCAGGACCCTGGATCTTCTGTTCAGATCTGTAGAACGGCCTTTCTTCGTGCCGTGCTACGAACAGATTGACTCAGGATTCCGAGTGCCACTTGCACTTGCATCGGGGTTCGTCCGCTGGAACCGTAGGTATCAAGCCTACAGTTACCGACGTTCGGTTCCCGATGTCAAGTACCTTCCTGTTAGAGAAGGGCATGTCTACCTCGGAAAGAGATGGTACCTGATGGATGGATGTATTCATCTGTTGGGTGCCATTCAAGGAAGCATCACACCTAAGGGAATACCACAAAGGCAAAATGTGGTACACCGCAGGTCGAAGCTAGCATATAGTTCCTCTTGGGACTATCTGCCGTGTGGAGAGGAACGAAGATTCCTCCCATACAAAACCGCCGATTGGAAATCGGTTTTCTTAAGCCTTAACTGAGGC